TCTGTTCAAAGATCGCTCGTTTCACGATTGCTGTTCTTTTCAGAAAGCGGATGCAAAGGTAAGAACTTTAAAGCATATCCTCCAAATATTTTCGGAAGTTTTTTTTTCATTTTTTCTTTTTCCTGTATTTTCAAATCCTTTAAACAAGGATAAGAAAAGCAAAACAAGAAAAGTTCTTTTTCTTTGCGAGTCGGACTGCAAAGATAAGGAGAATTATTAATAAGTTCCAAATGTTTTTCGAAAAATATTTTTATCTCTTTTTATTTCTCTGTGTCACCTTCCACACTTCTGTTTCAGTATTTCAATCTTACCACTTTCCTTCTCTTGGAAAGCGGGTGCAAAGGTATAGGATTTAACAATACAAGCCAAACATATCTATCATTTTTTTTAATAAAAATGAAACTTTTTTGTAACTTACTGATTCATAAATGCATTTCGCATGAACAATTTTGAAGAAAGGAAAAAGAGAGAAAATAACTATACATTATATATATACGTGCGCGCGAAGAGCACGAAGAAAGAGAATAAAAACATTTTATAAGCATGCCGGATTGGGTGGTGGCGGTTCTGTCAGTATAGTCGCCGCATCAAAGCAGGGACATTGTTTCACCCACTCTTCCGGCTCTATCTCCCCGTTATGGTTCAGGTCGGGGCTCATATAAACCGCAAAACGTTTCGTGATTCTTTTTCAAATCACTTTGTGAGTGTTTTGCACTTGTTAACACAAAACAAATTGTGATTTTTTATTTATTTTCCAATGCCATTTAAACGGTTCTCAAAAAGAGATTAAAAATACCTCAAACCATTCCAAATTTGTATCTTTGTATAGCTTGAGGATAGTGTGCACATAATAGAATTACGCGGCTATTTTATCAAGGAGTTTAATGATATTGGATTTTATTTTGTCTGTATTGCGGTGCCATTGGGTCGGTTCTTCACCTTTATCGTATGCCGGATAAGGTTGTGGCTCACGACAAAATCTAAACTTCTTACAAAGCGGATAAATGTATCTGTATGTCTTTACACGGAATATATCCAAATCACCTATTAATAATGCTATATTGGTACGTAGATAGCCGGTTGGGGATGTTGTATTCGTCAATATCTGTTCGTGTATAATTTCTCCTGACCTCTTGTTGCGGCAAAATACCGTATAATGGAATCCGTAATAAGTAAAATTGGCAGCTTTATAAATTGTGCCACATCCTAATCGCCCGTCAGCAAAGCTCTGTACCGCTACACATGTAGGATCTGCTTTCCTTAATAATTTAATAGATGCAGCAATTAATATACTCTCTGCATTATGACCTAAACAATCATCTATCCACATACGATTCAACTCACACATCCACGCACCGGGATTAGGGTGAGTAAAAATCTTAGCAGAAGGATTTTTCATAAAGCCGTACACTGCAACACCTAAACATCGTTCAGGTTCTTCCGCTCTGAATATTCCATAATTAAACTTGCCGAAACCACCATCATTCCACTTATGTGAATAATGGTGTTCGATTATTAATTCTTTGGCTAAAATCTTTGGAACTTCTTTTATTATCAAGTTACCTAAAGTTGTTTTTTTGTGAACCTCCATACTTTATTTTCTGTTTTATGCCACAAAGTTGAATAGAAGAAAGTACAAGGCATAATTTTTACTGGAAGTTACACTGTATTATTTTTGCAGCTGTTTCCCTGTTAATTGATATAAGCGGGCTGTTTCATCTCACACTACCCTCCTGTATAAGGCAGCCCATTCATACTGCAAATATCTTACAGTCACTCTGGAATCTCTTTACCAGGGCATAAACCTTGCGCTCGCTCACCGAATACTTTTCAGATAGTACGGCTACAACATACGAGACTTTCTCACCCTGATCCAGAAGGCGAGTATAGTCAGTGTATAGGTCTATATAGCTGGCATCCTCCAAACGGATACCCGCTGCTTGGAGCCTTTTCAATAGTTCTCGATTAAAGTTTAATATTTCAATCACTTTCATACAATAAAAAATTATATCTTTGCAATGCCAATCATTTCAACAATAAAAATCGCCTATAGTGCGGCAGAGGGTATTTGCCCCCGGTCGCGCGCTATAGGCGTATTGTTTTTTTTGAAGTGATTGGCGTTACTTTTGAAAACAGGCCGGGGGCTTTTTTCACTTCCCAAATCCCCAAAGCCTATTTAGAATTCTATGACTACTACAAATATAGAGGAAAATATGAGATTTTATTTCATTCTTACAAGATGATCGTTCAATGTTTTCGGATTACATTTCAACTTTCGACAAATAGCTGCCTTGGAATAACCATATTCGAGCATGGTTCGAATAAGATTTTCTTTACCTGTCAATTTGTACTTTGAATTATGACCGCCAACGTGCCTTCCAAGTTTCTGTCCGGCAGCCTTCCTTCGTGCAAGTCCTTCCTTGGTTCTCTGACTTATCAAGTCACGTTCTATTTGAGCAGACAGACCAAAAGCAAAGGCAAGTATCTGAGATTGGATATTATTGCCCAGCTCATACTTTTCTTTAACCGTTAGAACTGTGATTTTCTTTTGCATAAGTGTATTGAGGATTGACATAACTTCCATCAAACGGCGACCAAGCCTACTTATTTCAGAAGCTATAAGCGTATCACCTTTTTTCAGTTTCTTAATAAGTGGACCCAATTTTCGTTTTTGGACGGACTTGGTTCCGGATACCGTTTCCGATATCCACTTATCAATACTTAATTCTCTGATACGAGCAAACTTCTCGATTTCGAAGCGTTGGTTCTCAACAGTTTGTTTGTCTGTTGATACTCTAATGTATGCGTAAATCATTTTTTACGCAAAGATATGCAACTCAACGGCATGGCAGAAAATAACACATTCTGATAAGGTGCCTATCCAAAGTAACCGGATTGCATTGTAGCCTTCTGCAGATGGCAGCCTTTGAATAGCCGTATTCAAACATCTTTTTTATTAACCGCTCCTTTCCAGTCAATTTATAATGGGAATTCTGAACACCAGGTTTTCGTCCAAGCTTCATCCCCATGGCTACCCGCCTGGCAAGTCCGGCTTTGGTTCTCCTTGATATATCTTCTCGCTCCCTTTGAGCAAATAAGACCTTTAAAAACGTATCTTGCACAGAATCTGAATCATCTTTAATAAGCTTGTCATCACGGATTTCCACAATATTGGCTTTGGCAATCAGACAATGAGATATGATAGCTATAACCATATACGCACAGCGTCCAAGCCTTGAAAGTTCCGTAACATATATGGTATCGCCTTTGTCTATCGTATTCAGTATCTTGCCTAATTTCCGTACATTGGGATGCCTGGCACCAGACACACTCTCTTCAATCCACTTATCTATAATGAGCCCCTTGCGCTTGCAGTATTCAGTTATCTCGTACCGTTGGTTTTCAACGGTCTGTTTCTCACTGCTCACTCTGATGTAACCGTAATTCATAGGATTCTGTTTTTCTCCTTTAAAAGTAAGAATTTATATGCAATTAATAAAGCATCGAACATAAAGTTTTCATAATCCGGAGGATTCGCCCATTAAATATGCAATAGTTATGGCAGAACAAGATGTTAAGGAAAATGAGATGACTGTAGCCAATAGCGTAGATTATGTACGAGGATTAAGTGGTAAAACAAGTGTATTAATAGCATTGTCCACATTACTATCGAAGACTATAAAAAGTGTAGGTAGTGTAGGCGATAATGATTTGAAAAACGTTGGAATATGTTTCGGGTATTCCTTCGGAACAAGTGACGGCTCAGGCATTAATGGCATGTTCTTATCAATAGAAGTAGTGGGATATTATTTTCAACTCAAAGTATCATATACTGGAGATTCTATAAAATTTAGAGTATATAATTATAGAGACAGTCTTTGGACATCTTGGAAATCTATATCTTTTACTGAATAAAGCTTTGGAAATTGCATAACCTTTATGTTGCCGTGTTCTTTGCCCCTTAAATGTGTTAAGTATGGCAGAGAAGCAGGATATTAGAGAAGAGCAAATGACTGTAACCAACAGTGTGGATTATCTGCGAGGCTTGAAAGGAAATAACAGCGTGTTGATTAGCGTATTAGATGCTATATCGAATAAGGCAATTGTTAATAAAGGACATGTTAAGACTGACGTCCTTAATATCGTCGGGAATTATGTTGCATATTCAACATCAGATATTGATGGCAGTGGAATAGATGGTTGTCTTATCTCGATAAATCCGACCGGGCTTGAAGGTGCACAGATTAAAGTTGCATATAATATGAGCATAATTAAAGTTAGAGCTGCCTATAATGTCGATGGAGCAGCGAAATGGTCAGATTGGAAGTCAATAACTATTACTTGAACTAACTATTTATTTCCTCCTTTCGCTTTTCTGCCATACTCTTTGCCCCTTAAATGTGTGAATATTATGGCAGATGATATTAGAGAGAATGCGATGGCTGGTGGAACGCCAGCACGGCTGCG